CCGCCATGAGCGGTACTATGTGATGGACCCCAAGATCATGCATAGTGATCCTGCCCTCGGCAAGACACAGGCGGCAGCAGTACAGGTCGCGCTCTCGAATTTCGGCGGATTTTGCTGTCCAGGCCGCCGTGCTGCGGAAAGCATCCACATCTCGGCGGATTTTTTTGCGCACATATTTTTGCGCCATAGGTTTTTGCGGGCAGGTCTCACTGGTCGCATGTGTGCCGCCGCAATATCTGCATGTTTTTCGCATTTTTTAAGCAGACCGCCCGCAAGTGTGCATGACGGCGAGGCGCCGGCAGAGGCCTGCGGGAGATGTCTTTTAATACCTGTCCGCGATTGACGGATTGTTGCCGTTGCAGTATGTCAGCACGGCAGACAGTGCAACGCCGACAGCGCCGATATACCACGGCATAGCAACGCCGGCAGTAACACCGGCACTGACAAATGCGGTGTACACCGCGGATATTAAACCGATCCAAAAGAGAGCGGATTTTGAACGACTTTGGTTTGTCATACTTTGTTTCCTTTCATTTTGTTTTTATTGCGTTTGTACAAGGTTATTACGAATTTGAATATGGGACGCAACTTTTTTTTGCCCGCCATCCTCAACCGCCGGCAATTTAAGTCCGGCACACCGCCCATCGATGCAGCAGACGGGCAGCAGTACATACAGCACATGCCTGCCCGTCCGCGCCGAAAAAGGAGGTAACATGAAAATCTCTTTTGCAAATTCCCACGGTAGCATTATACCACACTACAAACTGCAAAAACATGCAAAAACATGCAAGCTTTAATCCTCCGTGAGCTTTGCAAACTCGGTCAACGCGCCGCCATGGATATAGGCGATCTGCCGCGCCGAGTAGTGC